AGGGACATAGAAAAAGAAGTTGGCCCGATTAAATATGTTGCCCAGTTGCTCTATGGTAACAGCGGTGCTGGTGCGGTGGATAACGCCGTCACACTTCTTATTTTATTACTAGTGTTTGTATTTGACCCATTGGCGATTGTGTTAGTACTTGCTGCCAACCTTAGTTGGAAGGAAAAACAAGGAGAACTCATAACACCAATGACAGTTGATGAAACAGTAGTCGAAGAGCAAATTATACCAGAGGAAGAACCATCTGGAATGCCTACCGATGAATTACCAGAGATGGAAGATTGGGTTAAGGAAAAGTATGGTACTAGTTCTGGAATGGCCAACCTTTCAAAGACTGATAAAAGGAAATTGGAGTGGTTGATTGATAAACAAAAAAACACGGAGTAAAGTGAAATATATAATTGCGTTAATAGTTTTGACATTTGCTTTCAATGTCAACGCTAGTGAAGAAATAGAAGAAAGCATAGTAGTCGGTGCCAAAATATACAATGGATACTCAGACCCAATATATGACAGAAACCTTTTAGAAAGTATTCAATACACTAAAAGATATGTCGCTGGTGGTTTGGGTGGATTCAACGGTATACAGTTAAATGGTACAGACACTAAACACACTGCTGTATATAAGAATGGTGTACCAGTTAATGACCCCAGTGCTGGGTGGTACGATTTCGGTACAGACCTACCCGCTCATCAAAACATAACTACTATATCTGGGCCAAACAGTGTCAAGTATGGTAGTGGTTCGATGGCTGGAGTAGTGCTTATAGAGGATAACTTTGAAAGGAATCTAACCATAGAGGGTGGAGAAGACCTTGCAAAGATAGTTGCTAGTTATGAGTGGTTCAATGAGAATCAAGAAGTTGGTTTTCAATTAGCACATTATAATGGTAGTAACGGTTCAGTCATGACTGATAATGATGAACAGGATTGGTATGAAAACACCACGATAAAATTTGGATACGCAAATGAGTATGCCAAGATAAATGTGGAGAATATCAAATACTATTATGATTATGATGCTTGTTGGTGGATGATGCCACCTAGTGAGTGGGAAGAGTGGGACTTCTGTAATACAGAGGGTGAGAAAAATACATTTTCAGTGAGAAACGAGTGGTTTGTTTTGGGTTATACAGATAACAAGGCAAAACATAACACTGGATATGAGATGGACTCACAGAGAACCTACCTTGATGCCACTGTATGGAGGGGTGCTGGTCATGAAATAGGTGTCACTGCTCAAGATGAGGAATTTGACGGTAAAAGTAGGGATTCTTATTCCGCGTATTACCGATGGTCAAATGATTTTATTGGGATTGGATATAAATTTCTTGAGGGCACTGCCCCATCATCTGAACAACACATTGTTAGGCTTGGTATGGAATGGCAAGGAGCAAGATTCTCAATTGCAAATAGTTACAGACTGCCTAATTTATATGAGCAATATGGTGATGGATGGGTGGCACCAAACCCAACATTACAACCAGAAGAGGGGATAGGGACAGAATTTGGATACAAGGATGTGTCCATTTACTACTATGAATTTGAAGAAGGTATAGATTTTGACTACAATAGGTATCAATATGTAAATTCTGGGGAGTATTCTACGCATGGAATCCGCTATCAAGACCAATTTTTGCTTGACAATGGGTCTCTTTTCGTGTATACTGAGTACACAGAAACAGACAAGATTAGAATACCTAGATATAGGACTAAATTAAGTTACTGGACATCTGGAAATCTTGGTGGTATTCAATGGGATGCCGCTTTGGAATATCTGGGTGAATTTAATAAGGGTAGAGATTTTGATACAAGACCAATTGATGATGTTAATACTTTTAATTTTAAGTTCGGGTTGTATTTACAGCGCAATGTTTATATCATGATTTCAATTGATGACATAATGGACAACAATTTCGAGGTGTTACCAGATTATGCTGCTGGTGGAAGAACAGTACGACTCAGTATCGACAAAATATTATAAGGATGATTTTATGCCCAAACTTTTGACCAATGGGTGTTCTATAACTCTTGGCGCAGAACTTGGTGAGAAAACAGTAACCCACAAAAGTGGATTTGAATACCAACACTGTGACACCACTTATAGACATAACAATAGATGGTCAACTAAACTAGCTTTAAAGTTGGAGATGGAACCAATTAATATAGCAAGAGGTGGCGGTTCTAATTGGAGAATGTGGAGAAACACACAAGACTACCTATTAGAAAATAAAGTTGATTTTGCCGTCATACAAATGACAGAACCAAGTAGATTTCAGATACCTATAAGTTATGATTTTGTATCAAAATGGAACCCTAGTAGTACTGTTTCTGAATTTAGTGATTGGGCTGCTGGTGGTATATACGGCAGTGAAGATTTTGGTGGTCAGTATGAGGAATATAGTCACTGGAATTGGGGTGAACAACACCAGTTACAAAGTTTTATGAATGACAGGGTTGATAAGAGTGTAGAAAATGGTAAAGTAGTTGATGAAAATCACTATGTTGACATGGCAGATGAGATTACAGGATATTTCCTAATTAATGACCAAATACATTCTTACTTTGATTTTCTTAGACATATTTTATATCTACATAATTTATTTGAGTCACATCTCGTACCACATTTAATTGTAGATATGCTAGAAGGGTTTACCATTTGCCAGTATATACTAGATGAATTGGAACAGGTTGAAACTACGCCACTTGATTTTTCAGTTGATAAACATTTCAATTATATTGTACCACAAGACGCAGACCCAAAAAAGAAAAGGATATGGTTTGATTACATCAAAAAATCAAAAATGCAGTCTAAATTTAGTAACTTATTCAGACAGGTGGCATCTGCCAAATGGTTCGATGGTCACCCATATAGGAATTATTTTTCAAAAATAACCAGAGATTGCCCACGCGAGGGCATGAATGACATGTATGTCGGGGAAATGCCTAGAGGACATCCCGATGAGGTATGTCATACAATATTCGCGGAAAGAATGTTCAGTGAAATTAAAAGGAGAAATTTATTATGAACGCAGTGAAATATAGTAGGTCACAAATCAGTGACATTTTGGTAGAACACCAAGCAACTATTGGTTATACCAAGAAGGATGGCACTTCAAGAGATGTACACGCTACATTGATGCCTAGTATCATTCCAGAGGTAAAAAATCCTGCCCCAGTGAAGGAAACTCACTTGACAGTATTTGATACCGAAAAACAGCAGTGGAGAACTCTGCTCATGGCTGGTATTACAAATATATCTTCAGTTAAGTAAAAAAACGCTTGACACTTGGACTAGACTTGTGTTATCATATATAGCTATGATACACAAGGAGTCCAATAATGGCAAAAAGAATAACTAAGGACGATTTTCGTCCAGACAAACCGAAGCGTAGGCGTAGAAAACCTATGACTGAGGAACAGAAAGCTGCCGCTGTCGAAAGATTAGCGAAAGCGCGTGAGGCGAGGTTGAAAAAGAACCCGCCTAAATTGAAGCATGTACATCCAGATGTATTAGCGAAACCCGATGACGATTGGTTATCATATAACAAGGTCAAGGGTTGGATTAAATACAACAAAGATATGATACCCTCTCTTAAACAAGAGATAAGGGCGAATCAAAAGGGTGCGATTGCTAAATTAGAATCAGTTAAAGGTTACATTAGACAAATGGAAACTTATCTGAAACATGGAGTATGGTTATCTAATTTCGCAGGCGAAGACCAAAATAGGAAGGTAGTCTGGGAATGTATTGTTCCAGCATACGACAAAGAAGGTAATATCAAACGCCAGAATGGGGTTTATTACAAAGACCTTGGTTTTGTATGGGGGGAGCAATCCGATGATATTGATTGATTATAATCAAATTAGTATCGGCAATCTTATGGTGGAGTTGAATAATTCCAAAGATGGCGATATTAATATAGATTTGGTCAGACATATGATACTCAATACTTTGAGAAGTTATAAAACAAAGTATGGTGAGGAGTATGGTGACCTAGTAATTGCCTGTGATAATAGAAGATACTGGAGAAGAAGTATATTCCCACAGTACAAGGCGAGTCGTAAAAAGACACGCGAAGACAGTGGGTATGATTGGGTGTCTATATTTGAAGGACTATCACTGGTTAGACAAGAGTTGCAACAACACATGCCATATCCAGTTATAGATGTGGATGGTGCTGAGGCAGATGATGTGATTGGTACACTGGCGGAGTGGAGTCAGACAAATGATTTAGTACAGGATGGTTTATTTGAATCACCTAAACCATTTCTTATTGTGTCTGGTGACCATGATTTCCAACAGTTGCAGAAGTGGGATAATGTCGCCCAGTTTTCGCCACTGAAGAAAAGGTTTATAAAGATTAAAGAACCCGCTGACCAAATTCTAAGAGAACATATCATACGCGGTGATAAGGGAGATGGAGTGCCCAATATTCTCAGCGAAGACAATTCATTCGTTGAGGGTATACGACAAAGACCTATCAGAAAAACACTGGTTGCTGAATGGAAAATACAGAAACCAGAAGAGTGGGTCACTGGAGAAATGGCTGCTGCTTATATCCGAAATAAAACTATGGTGGATTTATCACAAACACCAGAAGATATTAAGGAACAAATCATATTCCAGTATACGGCGCAGTTAGATAAGTCGGCTGAAGACATGTATAAATACTTTACGAACTTTAGTCTTGATAGACTTATTGAAGTGATTGATGAATTTTAAATGAGGAAATTATGAGAAAATTTAGACAAATGAATGAAGGTTTCGATTTTGTATTTGAAGGCGAAACCGTAGACGAACAAGTAACTCGTCTAAAAGAATGGGGACAGAACAACCAATGCCTAGTTCCAGTAGTGCGAATTGGTGTAGGTGCGGAGAAACCAGATTGGGGATTACCAGAAGGAATGCCCGAAACTGTCAAACTAGAAGAGGATACGCCAGATGGATTGGGTGCAACATCTATCCAGATAGAGTGGCGTAGAATTAAACAATTTACAGACCCCAATTCCAACATGAAAAATCTACCCGATTGGAAACAGGAGATGAATTGGTTACAGATTCTTGAGGGTGTACATCCAGAAGAGGCAAGGATACTAACTGCCGTGAAGGATGGCAATCTACTTGGACTATACCCGAAGTTAGAAAAACTCATGAAACCATTGGGGATTACCGAGTATAACAAACCCAAGAAAACCAGAAAGAAAAAGGAAGGATAATGGCAGATTTAACCAAACAATTAACCCATACTTTAAGAATCTATTTCGATAGTCAGATAAACAAGCATAAAATCAATGTACAGGTTTTGATGCAGAAAGGCGTGGGAGTTGCAGAACATCCAGATATAATGCAAACGATTGAGGACGAACTTGGCAAAATTGCTGAATTCAAGGATAAACTAGAAGCACTAGATACACTTGATATCACAGACGAAAATCAGCTGAGTTTTTTGAAGGAAGATGGAACGAGCCAGTAGATTCTTTTTATTTAAATGTGGTGGTTGGAAGAATGAATTTTGGATTGTAGATGAACACAGTTTACAGGAAGTACCAAAACCACGCGAGATGATAATCAAATTCTCTACCGTTGAAAAGGTCAGAGAATATGTTATTACACAAAATCCAACAGACCTACCAATAGTCGATAGGTGCAGAGACCGTACCGCTTGGCACACGCCAGAGGGTCGAGAACGCATAAAACAGGCGAAACTAGGGGGAAGTAACCCTAATGCTAATGGACTATCAGAAGCGCACAAAATGAAGATTTCACAGACCATGACAGGTACTAGGCAAGGTGAATTCAATCCCATGTATGGGAGACAACACAAACAACAAACCATAGAACTAATACGACAGAAGGCATATGCCCGCCCCAAAATGAGGTGGTGTGTAGAACCGTCTGGCAAGTCCCATTTGGTGAGAGCTGACGGTGATATACCAGAATCTTGGCAATGGGGACGATATTACGACAAATATAGACCAAATGAGTGAATTTTTTTATTTTTCTCAGTTAAATCAATGACTTACAGAGGCGGATTTATCGCTATTTCGCTTGACTTTTGCCCCCATTTCTGTCATGATCATAATGTAAGATAAATCATGAGAGGAAATAATATGACAAATAAGATAAATTTCGTTGGTGCTAATAATGGTGGTCTTGAGTTCGTTCTTGAGAATGACACTTATGAGAACAAACTTGTGGGCAAAAACCTTGAAGAGTGTGCTTTGATTATCGCAAAACACGGTCTTGCTGACAGGGTGATGGGTTCTTCTTCAATGGATTTTGCCAGTGAAGATGGTTTTGAAACCGATGATGGTGCTATGACTATGTACCAATATGCAATCAAATTGGCGGGAGTTTAATATGACAGGATTAGTTGAAACAGAATTAACTTTGACTCTCAATCAGATTATTGAGAAAATGGGTGCCCCCAAAGGCACTACCTATGACCAATTGGATGCTGGACAACAGGCACATGTGGATGCCTATTGTGAACAGTTTGATGATGATGGAATTGACCACGAGGGTGGGCAATGTTTTTGTGGAGAGTATAACTGCGCTGATGCGTATGTTCACGCCACTAGTGGTTGGTAATTTATGGTACAGATAAACAAAGAAAAAGTAATTTTAACGGATTGTGATGGAGTCTGCCTTGATTGGGAGACTGCCTTTTTCACATGGATGGCCCACAATGGAATGAATCCAGTGGGCGAAGATTGGAAACTCAAGTATAAAGTTTCTGATAGATTTGGTGTCAGTGTTTCCGAGGGGCAAAGATTGACTAACCAATTCAACAGTAGTGCTGCTATCGGGTTTCTGCCCCCGCTTAGGGATGCACAACACTATATAAAGTTGTTGGCAGAGAAACACGGTTATAGGTTTGTAGCAGTCACTAGTCTACACAGTGACCCCTATGCTCAAGAGTTAAGAACGCAAAATCTCAAAAAGTTATTCGGAGAGGATACATTTATTGAGTATCACTATCTTGATTGTGGTGCTGATAAGGATGAAATCCTACTAGAATTAGCGAATAAATACGAGGGATGCCCTTGGATTGAAGACAAGTATATCAATGTTGAAGTTGGTATGAAAGTTGGATTCAAAGGTTACTTAATTGAACATGGTCACAATTTGAGATACGAAGGTAACGCTATTGTGGTCAAAAACTGGGAGCAAATCTATGAGTCAATTACTAAGTGAAGTCGATTTTGATGGTGTAGAGTTCGATTCATTCTGCCATGAATTTTTTCATCGCAATTGTGAAGAACGCGAAGCCTACAATGAACCTCTACTAAGTTTTGAGGAGTACTTGGAAAAGAATAGGTCTTTTCTGGTTGAAGAGTACAATAAGCAGAACAAACAACAACTTTTATTTTAAGAGGATAAAATGATTGGATTAGAATTATCAGCAATGCTGATAGGGATAACTGCATATTTAGCATATAGATGGGGATTTAGGAAAGGCACTGCATCCTCAGCAACCGCAACAATGTTTATCATGCGAGAGTTTTTGAATGAGAGTCAAGGTTCTGATTGGACTGATATCACACTAGGCAAAAACTTTAACAGGGTACACAGGTGGATGGATAAATTAGAAAATGGCGAGGAGTAGAAAACCAAGTCTAAGGCAATACGCCACTATGCTCGATGACCACAATTTTAAATGGTTGATGGATATCGAGATAAAAACCATGCAAACGCCGGCAGCAGAAGTTCGCCGGCGTTTTGAAGCAAAAGAGGATGAGTTATTATCCTATACAGATATTTCTGAAATGCATATGGAATTATGGAATGCCTACTACAATCACGCCACGGAAGAAGGGCCAAAACCAAAGTTGGTGGAGGCGGGAAGAGAACACGGAAAAATCGTCTATAAAATAATTCATGACAATGGGGACGGTTTAATTTTTGATTGGAGAAAACAACATGTATGAATATAATGTAGTAATACAACGCTGGGTGGATGGCGACACAGTTGATGTGGACATAGACCTAGGCTTTGGTGTATGGTTAAATGACCAGCGAGTAAGACTGGCGGGTATCAATGCCCCAGAGAGCAGAAC